CTTGGTGACGATGCCGCCGGGGAACTGTTTAATACTCATGGCTGTTCCTTAGACTGCAACTCTGCGGATGGCGCGGACATTGTAAGTAGCAGTTTTAGCGGCGGCATATTGATAGCCTTGATAAAAACTGTTTCTCCATGCGGTTGCTCCAGTATTTTCAGTACTAGACCAATATTCAATAGTTGAAAACGCCTCTGCGCCAGTAGAAGTTACAAATGCCGCAGCGGTAGTTTGCGCTGGGTTGCCAGAAGTGTAGGGGCTTGTCCTAGCTGGAACAGCATTAGCATTTGCTCCAAACGCATTAGGAATAAATGTTGTTCCCGGTTTTAAGTTGTAGTAACAGACTTCCAATTCATTTCTAGCAGGCATATACCAATCGCTAAACCCGCCTATAGTTAATCCTTCACAAAAGTAAGCCGCTGGATGGGTAGCATTGTTCATGTTAGAACTGTTTGTTGGGCCATCAATAATTGATGATGTTCCTGCCGTGCTTGTATTGGAATTTTTAAAACTTGTTGCACTTTGTTGTGCGGAAGATACTGGCCCAACAACTAAGTTGTAATCAGCTACACCATTGCCTGCTGTTGATATTTGACCCGCAAAGAAGCCGCCGCCAAGTGCCGAACCAACTGCGGGAACAATTCCCGTCCAAATTTCTTGGCCCCTAGCTTGCATCTGCTGAGTGACTGTCCAGATTCCAGAAAAATTAGGCATACGTTTCCTTAGACTGCGACACGCCGGATGGCACGAACTCTGCGTGCGCCGTTCTTACTGTTTGTTTGAGCAATTTGGTAGCCGTAACTAAGGTACTGTCTCCATGCGGCTGTTGCAGAACCCTCCGTACTAGACCAATAACTAACCGCTGCAAAGTCCTCTGTGCCTGTATCTTTAAAATCTGTAGCTGAAGTTTGAGCAGGATTACCAGTTGTGTAGTTACTTGCTCTTGCAGGAACTGCGTTAGGATTTATACCTGAACTAGTATCATTTACAGTTGTTGTGGGTTTTAAATTAAAATAACAAACTTCTAACTCATTTTTAGCGGGCATATACCAATCGCTAAATCCACCAATAACTAAGTCATTACAAAAGTGTGCAGCAGGATAAACAGTTGAGTTTCCGTCAGCCACCATATCAGCAGTATTTTGAGGCCCGTCTATATCACTGTCTGCACCCGCAGTAGCTGTGTTTGCGTTTTTATATGTAAGAGTTGTTCCCGCTTGTGCAGAAGCTACTGGGCCAACAACCAAGTTGTAATCTGCAATTCCATTACCAGCCGTAGAGATTTGACCAGCAAAAAAGCCACCACCAAGGGCAGAACCAACAACGGGTATGGGTGTTGCGCTATTACTCGCCGCACTCAAAGGACTTGGGCCATAGGCATTGGTTGCAAAGACTTTAAATGTGTATGCTGTGCCTCCCGTTAAGCCGCTTACAGTAACAGGTGAAGATGCGCCAGTCCCAATCACTCCATCAGGCGTTGAGACAACTGAGTACCCGGTAATAGCCCCACCACCCACATCAGATGGCGCAGTGAAGGTCACAGACGCAGCACCACTCCCTGCCGTAGCAGTGCCAATCGTAGGGGCGTTAGGAACCTTCAGGGGGTTGTACCCCGGCAAAACAATACCAGCTTGATAGCGCATCGACATGGTGCTACCTCTAAGTAATTACTTCATAGCTGATTGTGTAGGTCAACGCGCTGCCCGTACCCGAGGTAATTGAGATTGAATTGCCCTCCATCAGGTAGATCGCAGTCGTTTTGTCCACAGCAATCAAAGACGCATTGGCAGGCACAGACACTGCTGACACGATGGGGTAAGCCGTACCGCCAGAAGGAGCAGAGCCTTGAGCTACCGCGCCGTTGCTGTAAATCGCCACCGTAGCATTTGCCGCAGACGCTGTGGTGTTAGCCACAACAATCTGGTTAATCTTAAACACCGTGCCGCTGGATGCGGCGTTAGGTACAAGAACAACTGCGGATGTACCGCTAGGTACGTAGTAAGTTGTCGTGCCAAGAATGGACGTTACGTTGACTATGTTAGGGTTGCTCACAGGATTCTCCTTTACGCATGATTTGCATATTTGCCATGATACAGATCACGGGCTTCGGTTGAAACAAGGTCTGCCAATTCAAGGTCATCAAAATAACCAAGGTGTTTTATCTTAGTTTTTATTGACACGTAGGACTGCCATTTTTTTACGCGTTTATTCCACGCAACTCCTTTGCATCCAGATGTGTTGTTTAAAAACAATCTGCGATTACAAGTATTTTCAAAGGAATTAACAGGTCGCAAATTCTCTATCCTGTTATCAGTTGAGTCCCGATTGATGTGATCTAATTGATCCGGAACAACTCCGTGATGATACAAATAAATCAGCTTGTGCATACACCAATGCTCACCACGAATTGTAGTTGCGCCGTACCTGTAGTTACGAGCGCCTGTTGGTTTTGTGCCAACCACAGCACCCGCATAGTTACCGTTACCCATTGTTGAATGGCGACGAATTAAATTACCGTCTTCACGGTAGTCAAACATCTCCTTCACCATTTCTTGGGTAAGCGCCATGATGGTTCCTTAGAGGCCGAAGATCATTGAAAAAGCGATGGCCTGACCTTTGGTGGCTCCGCTTGTAGCTGCATTACTTGCAAGCAACTTGACAGTGCCTGCGGAGTTTTTAAAGTACAGCTTTTCATCAAGCGTGTTGAGCGCCAACTCGCCAGCAACAAGATTGCCAGCAGACGGTGTTGCCGCCGCAGTTGTGCTGAAGTACAGCGATATGGGTGTGTAGTTTGTTTGTGCCATGATAACTCCTTAAAATGTCCCGCCAGCAACGCCATAGATTGTGCCAGTTCCGCCGTTGGCTATTGGGAGAATGCCGGTTACGCCCGTTGTCAGTGGAAGCCCCGTGGCGTTAGTCAACGTACCGCTGCTCGGCGTGCCCAGAGCGCCACCATTGACTACAAATGCCCCTGCGGTGCCCGTATTGACCCCCAGAGCCGTTACAACGCCTGTGCCGGTAGTCACGGTGCTTGGAGCAACTCCAGCGCCTCCACCGACCATTAAAGCGTTTGACGCCAACAGCGCTGATGTGGCCCAAGTGCTTGTGCTTGTGAAGTAGGGTACACCGCCGCTTGTTCCGGCAACCGTCAGGGCCAAAGTGCCACTTGTCGTGATTGGTGAGCCGGCCACCGAGATGATGCCGCCCGTGAATGACTGGGCAACACTGGTAACTGAACCTGTACCTGCCGCTGCCCAAGTACCATCGCCACGCCAAAAAGTGGAGGAAGTTGCACCAGTTCCGCTGTTTAGATTGGTAACGGGTAGATTGCCAGTCACGCCCGTAGTCAGTGGCAATCCAGTTAGGTTGGTAGCAACACCGCTTGTTGGCGTACCCAACAATGGCGTCACCAAAGTTGGGCTGGTAGACAGCACTACGCTGCCTGTACCCGTACTCGTTACCACCCCTGTACCACCATTGGCCACGGCCAAAGTGCCGGCTAAAGTGATTGCACCTGATGTTGCAGTGCTTGGCGTAAACCCAGTGGTGCCGGCGCTGAATGTCGTTACACCACCCGCTGCGCCACTCGAGGCCAGAGTGATTCGGCCCTGCTGGTCAACCGTCAGGTTTGCGTTTGTGTAAGCACCCGGCGTTACTGCCGTGTCCGCAAGAGAGATTGTGCCCGTGGAGGTAATTGGGCCGCCTGTAAGGCCGGTTCCCGTGGCAATTGAGGTAACGCCAGAGCCTGACGCAAATGAAGTCCAAGCGCCGTTGTAACCCTCAAACAAGCCTGTCGTTGAGTTGTAGCGGATGTTCCCTAACGTAGATGTTCCACGCTGGCCCGTTGTTCCAGCCGGCACAACAACACCCCCGGTGCCGGGAATTACGGGGTCAGTGGCCAAAGAAACCGTTGGGTTGCCGCTTACGCCAGTCCCGTTTGCAACGCTAATTTGGCTTGCAGTGCCTGTTATCGTTGAGGAGGTGATGCCGCCAGCAGTTGAGAGCGTTACCAGTCCGTTAAAACTTGCATTGGCAAAATTTAGAACCTGACCGCTCAAGGCGATGGTTGGGTCACCAGATACGCCAGATCCGTTGGAAACCGACAGCCCATTGCCGCTGACGGCTATAGAACGGTTTGTAAGGTCCGTAGAAGACGTTTTTACTTGGAACCCAGTACCGGAGTTCACTAAGGACAACAAAGCGCCTGTGGTGCTTATATTGAAGAGCCCTTGCGCTCCACCGTCCGTTATTGCCAAGCCATTTGTTGCACCTACATACCGGCTGTTTGCCAACTGGGGTGTCTGAGCAACGGTCAGGTAGGTGTAAGGCTGCGACGGGGAGGCGGCGATCGCACTTGTGGTGGTCTGCACCGTCACGCCATTTTGGACGACTGGGACCGCTTCCGTGCCCGTGATGGCATCGGCGGCGGGAAGCTGGAGGATAGTGACTTGTGCGGACATTATGTGCTCGTGTTGTCTGGCGGGTTCGGTGCAATAGTGTCCCTGTTCCCGGTAGATGTTGGAGTCTGGGTATTACCCTCAGTCGAGATCTGATACACGCTGGTCTCGCCGCCCGTGATCAGATAGTTGTCGCCGGCACCAATTGGGAGATCGGGGCGTGGAAACCGAATTGTTATTCTTTCGGTTTTGCGAGCCGGCAGGCGGTAGGGGTCAAGCTCATCTGCACAGCCTTCGTTGCACACTCTGAGACCCGGAAAGTTGGGGTCGTTGCGCATCACAGCATGCGGGCGCTTCATCTTGCAGCGATCGCATATTGCAATTGCAATGTCAGAGTATCCGAGGGTGTCAAGAAAGATGGCCACAGGTCACCGTGTATATGGAGAGATATTAGGTGCAAAGTAGATTGGCGACCGATCCCGCTCCTCTTCCTCGGCCATGGCAAGGTACTTTGCCGCCTGACCCTCTAGGTACTGCACGCGGCTCATGTCCACGCCGGGCAGCTCGAGGCTCATCCGGTGAGCCAGCATCATCACCACGGCCTCGTACCAGCGCTGTGGGACCTCCAGCTCGCCGTACAGGTCGCCCACGTCCATGATCTGGCGTGAGTACCAAACAACCATCTGGTAGAAGGCGTTCTGGGGTGTTGGCCAAAGAACAATCTCGCTCTGCGGAATGGTCCGGTTAAACCAAAACTGGAACGGCTGGTTGGCCGTGAAGTTCTTGTTGGGCAGATTTGTGTAATCGTCGCGGTTCAGGCGAGACATGGTGATCTCGGTGCTGTTGTTGCCAAAATACAACTCTCGCAGGCTCAGAGTGGTCCCGCTGTAGGCCCTGATGCGGTAGTACGGCACGGTCTGGCCATTGACAATGTCGGTCCAGATCCACTCGTTGTCCACCACGGTAATGGACCCAAGATCAACCAAAGTCGCCCAAGTCACGTTGTCAAGCGAGTATTCAAGGATGAATGATTTTGTGCCGCTGGAGGCCGGCAGAAAGCCAATGGAGCCAATAAAAATTGGGTTGGACGGGCCAAAGTTGACAGCAATGTTGCCGTTAGCCGAGGTCTGGGTGCAGATCGTGTCCACGTCACCGTCATAGACGTTGCCAACCGTCCCGCCGGCCGAAGTTGTGTAGCTGCCGTCAGGGCGGTTTAGGTAGCGGTACAGGGCGTTGAGCACGTCATTGCCGCCCAAAGGGAGCAGGTACGTTGCGCGGTCAGGCGAGAAGCCGTAGACCTTCTTGCTGATGGCCCAATACTGGATGCCAATGTTGATCAGGTTGGACAGCAGGAAAAACAGCGACTCGCGGGAGCTTAGGACCTGCTCAGAAGTCAATTCTCCAGCCAACTTGCCGCAGCGACGTGCGCCGTGATCAATCAGCGTTTGGACCGTTATGACGGTTGTACCTACAGATCCTGAGTACGCCATATCAGCACTTCCATCTGTTTAAGGCTGCCGCTTTGCGTGTTGGCTTGCCTTTTTCATCTTTCATCGGCCCCGGCATGCCCGACATTCGTGCGCAAAATGAATCTTTGCGTGCGCCACCTTGGGGCTGTGGTGCCTTCAAGTTGCTGCCGGTTGCCGCATTGTATTTTGCCCTACCTTTAGCGGTCAACCCAGCGCCCTTGCTGACTGGCAGCTTCTCGCCACGGCTGACTGCAAGATTGACTTTTTTTTTGGTCATTTCACTTTGGCGGTCTTAGCCGACTGTTTAAAGTCACCAGCCGTTGGCGCACCCTTGCTGCCCACTCGGCGCATCTTTTCGCCAGAGCCTTCAGCAATTCTTTCACGCTTTGCATTGATGTTGTCATAGAGTCCGCCCCCTTTAAATTTTTTCCCCTCATCAGCCTTGGCAAAATCTTTGCCGACTTTTGTGGGGATGCCCACCTTCTTGGCGAACGCCGGGTTGTGTGCAACCGCCTCCATGAACTTGTGTTGAGCAGGAGATTTGCTTGGCATGGTTAGTCTGGGTTCTTGATGTAGATGCCTTCAAATTCAGCAGACACATTAGAAGCCCCTGCTGAAGCAATTGCTCTAATTTCAATGTCTGTCTTTTCAGCAAAAACAAGAGGGGTGTGCAAATCAAGAATGAAGTCACCATTACCAGCAACCCTAGCCGAAGTTTGTTGTCTAAAAACTCCGCCCAATGGACGCTGATTCATTTGAAAGTTTGTCCAAGTATTTGCGGTTGCGTTTCCAGATGTGTAGAAAACTCCCATCAAATACAAGGTGTACCCAGCAGGTACAGTCCAAAATGCCATTTGCGTTTGGTTTGCACCAATAGCAATCATGCCGTATACAGTTGCTGGTACGCCCGAAGTAACAGTGCCAGTGCCAGCGTAGATAGTTCCTACGGCAGTTGCACCAGAACCAGCGGTGGTTACATACATACGAGAAATACGCAAATAACTGTTGCCAGTGTTGACTGCTGTTTGCCCATCTAAAAGGACAGACTCGCTAATTTCGTTGTAATTTGCATCAAGACCAAAAATAGCAATTGATCTTGCGCCAGTGCCAGCCGACGCGTCATCCGCGCTGGAACTAGAAATTTTCATAACAGTTGCGGAGGCAGGATACACATATGTTCCACCTTGCGCCCAAACTGTTTCAATAGATGTACCGACATCGCCATTGATGCCAAACTTAAATAAGGCTTTGTGACCATCAACTTGCCCACGGGCTACTTGCAGTTCAAATGGCTCATACGCACCTTGGCGTGTTGCAGAAGAATAAGTTCCCATAAATCTCTCCAATTAAAAGCAGGGGCCGTAGCCCCCACTTAGACTCAGCAATTCACCGCACCGCCCCGCTTTTTTGCGGGAGTAACGGTAACTGACTCTTTTGTCTTGGTCACGCTGTCAGCAGTCTTTTTGGGCATGAAGAAGTTTTTTGCTTTACTCGCAAGTTCTTTCACCATGCCCAACGGGTTCAGCGCATCCTCAACGTCACGGCTGTACTTTGGCGCTTTGTCATAAGCGCCTTTGGACATGTCTTCCAACTTTTCAGTGGAAGAGCCTCCACCATTCATTTTTACCGTGCCACCACGCTTAAATGTTCCAGCAAGCTCGTTAATCCTTACAGGCTTGGAGGCAGGCTTGTTGCCTTGCGGCATCGCGACGGGACGGCCTGAGTTAACAGTACCCCCCGCCGCGTAGGCTTTTTTTGTGGCACCACCTTTTTTGTAAGCGGCAGACATGCTGTTATTCATCATGCCATCATCCATCATCCCGCCGCCCATCATGCCATCGCCGGCCATGCCGCCACCCATCATGCCTTTAACTTTGCCACCACTTTTGTAGCCGCCGCCGTTTGATTTGGCAACGCCCCCAGTGGCATATCCGCCTTGGCCTTTCACTACACCGCCGGTAGCAAACCCGCCTTGGCCGTTGACTACGCCGCCAGTGGCCATCTTGCCGCCGTGCTTCAGCTTGAGAGACGTGCCCTTGCTGCCTTTGTGCTCTTGCATGTCGTGCTGCTTGAAGGCCTTCTTGATCATGGCCTTGTCTTGCGTCTTGTCAGCCTTGCCGCCTTCCTTCATTGGGGCGGATGGCATAGGAGGCGGCATTGAGGCTTGCATTTGAGCAGCGCCACCGACCGGACCAGACGGGCCGGCACCGGACGGCAGGCCGCGCATGGCACGTCGGCGCATGGCCAGAGACGGGCGCATAGGAGCCTTGGCACCCATCATGCCGCCACGAGCGGGCATAGCGCCCATAGGAGCGCCCATCATGCCGCCGTCAGCCTTCTTGGCTACCTTGCCACCCTTTTTGAGTTTTAGCTCAACTGAGGGCTCTGTGGTCTCCATCTTGACCATTGGTTTAAATTGACCCATGTCGCTCTCCTTTTAGGCTTGCGTGACGCCAAAAGCGCCGATGCGGGTTGCGTTGGGACCCACTGCGATTGCAGGCAGGGCGATGGTCATGACCAAGCGCTTGATGCCGTCAGTAGCAGAGGCAGGAACGAACGTGCCGCGCACATCACCAGTGGTGGTGGTCGCAGTAGCCGTAACGGCTGCAACAGCAGTACCAGCGTTGTCAGCCAAGGTATTGTTGTAGCCAGCGTGGACGATGTAGCCCAAGTCGAGGATACGAACAGGCGAGCCAAGGATGTCAGTAGTACCGACCGCAATCGTTGCGCCCAAAGCACCGGAGATGCTTGCGGATGCAATTTGGTAGAAGGCCTTCTTGCCGCTTACCGTGGTCGATTGAACAGTGCCAGTGGCGATCACTTCGCTCATTGCTTGGCCGTAGTAGTCGTAACCAGAGATGGTCACGTTACGGTCGGTCAAAGTGCCCGTGCCTGAAACGATGCTGACTGCGCGAGGGCAATCAAGTTGCAACACCGTTGAGCCGCTGGCCAGCACCACGGAGGTCACAGAAGCACCGGCAGTCAACGCAATTGTTGACGAGGTGGTCTGAACAGCCGCAATGTTGCTTGCCGCAAGCGCCTGAGCAACAACATCCCAAACGTAGACGCGGCCCAAAGGACCAACGCCAACGCTCATCGGCGAGGGGTTGCCCAAAAAGGCATTGCCTGCACCAGTGATGGTTGCGCTTGCTGAGGTTTGCGAGGCGCTTACGATGTAAGTGCCAGTGCCGCCAGTACCAGTGCCAAAAGCAGTGATGTAAGCGATTGTGCCTACGTTTGCGCCGTCAATCCACATGCCAACGGTGATTGGATCACCAGAGAGCATTGCGGTTACGGTCAACGTGGTCGTAGCAATTGAGCCAGTAAATGTGGCAGAGTTGGGATATGCGTCAATGCCTTGATAGCCTACTGCCGCACCCAAAAAGAGATCATCTGAAAACTGAGGCATGGTCTGCTCCTTGAAAAGTTTGACCAATGTTAAAAAAAAGGGCGGGGTTTTTACGCCCGCCCCGTTTGGCGTTAAACGCCGGGCGTACCGTACATTGCACGCGGGTCGGTGAACCCGGGGATGTAACGCTCGGTAGCCTTGTAGCGCATGGAGTCGGTCTCAAAGTCGCCTTCCATGGTCTTCTCCAGCTTGCGACGCATCATGAGCTTCATGCCCTCTGGCGCATCGGTCTGGATGAAGAACGCGGTGGCGCTAGTCAAGCGGCTGATAACGGCAGCGCCTTCGTCCAGCAAGCCAATAGACTTGACCGGGTTCAGGTCGTTGTTGGCCGATCCGGACCGCAGCACGCTCTTCAACAGAACTTCAGCTTGGAAGACGTTGCCCGGGGCGACCACCAGTTGGCGAGGCACCAGACGGATCTTCTTGCCGTTGTTGTCCACAGCTTGACGGACTTGAATCAGCATCTGCTCCAGACTGGTCTGGCTCAGGTTAGCGGCCGTGGCCAACTGGTTGCTGAACGTCCCGTTCACGATGGGGTGGGCAGTGCTGATTAAGGACACGCCGTCGCCACCGGGGAAGCTGGAGTTGAACGCTCGGTTCAGAATGTTCGCGCACAGGGTCTCTTTCGTCTCGATCAGAGACTGAGCCAAGTGACGAGCATAAACCTGCCCGATACGGATGTGGTCGCCGTCTTCAACCAGCACTTTAGTCAACGCAAAGGCCAAGCCAAACACGTTGTAAATATAGCGCTGCAAGAAGAGCACGCCGCCCTGTTGGTAGCTAACGGGAGTACCGTCAGGCAACTGGGGAGCCGCGCCAAAACCGTACAGGACGGGTTCTTCGTGGTAGTTGCGGGGAATACCGTCTTGCTCACGGAAAACCCGTGACCATTCATCGGTACGTTGATCATAGACTCCATCGAAGCACTCGTTCATGATTGGTTCAACGATGCTTCTAAAGTCCGTACTGCGCATTGGTGCTGCCATGATTGGACTCCTTAGATGGCGTTAATGGTTGCAACGAACTGACTGCGCGAGACTTGTACTTGCACAACCGTGTAAGCATCGCCCCAAGCGTTGTCAACGCCGTTAGAAAGACCGATGATACGCATATCACCGACCGCGCTTGACCCCGCAAGGGAGGTGGAGATCGTGCATTGCGACAGTCCAATGGTCGTAGAACCAGCGGAGATGTTCGTAAAGTTTGCTTGATCGCCAATCGAGGTTTGAGCCAAGCTACCGTCTGCTTGAATGTCATAAACGATATTCGGGTCAGAGTAGTAGTAGGTCACTTCAGAACCAGTTTGGTACGCAGTGTTTGCGGTCCATTGGTTGCTGACGATACGACGGCCGGTTGTATCAGTGTACTCATGACCAGCAAAAGCGCCTTGGTAGGCGCTGCCGGCAACAGCACAGATGATGTTTCCAGACGTGTTAAGGGCCACAGGTTGACCCTTCAGAATTCCGGTGTTGTAACCGGAGGCAATACCGCTCGCAAGCGCCACAGCGCGATCCAGACCCGATGGGTGGAACGAAGGACGCAGGCCGAACGGAGCAGAGGTTGAACTCATATCTAACTCCTTTGTTAAGTCCTCACCCGTAAAACACGGGTGTTTGGACGTTTCGGTTCAAGTTGCCAAAGCCTTCACCTTCAACCTTACTCAGACTCTTGCCTGAGCTATCGCGGTTTCCTTGAAGCTGCTCAACTTGAATTTGGACTTTGTCCGCCTCCTCATTGGGTGCCTCATGGTGCATTTGAGTCATGACCTCCTGATAAACCTCCATTGGAAGTTTGTACAGGCGCATCTCATTGCACGCGATAAAACCTACGTCTTCGCCAGCCTTTACGCGGTAATTGTCGAATCCGGGTAACTCATCCGCTCTCACGGGAACATACCCTAATCGCATCCGCTTATCAATACTGTCGTAGCCATTGGTGGTTGATAACCAGCAAAGATGCCATCCCGGAATATCCGGAACCTTCGGCAGCGCACTTTGTGTCCATTCATCGCTCCACATCTTGCGACGTTCCTGCTTTGAAATGAACTCCTCTTCGGGAGCAGCCCGCGATAAATCTTGTGAAGATCTGCTTTCGCGACCACCCGCGTTGAGGGTTTTTTTGAGACGAGCATCCATAATGTTTAGTTCCTTCTGTTGCGGGCTTCAATTGCATATCGCTTAATCATCTTGTTGCGCTTTTCGGGGTCATCCCAAAAACCGGCATCTTTCATTGCTCGAACCTGTTCAGGTTCCAAAACAAATTGGCTGCCATTAACGCGACTAGACTCACGACTTGAACCTGTGACCACACTTCGGGGACTCCTTCTGGAATTCTCGCCAGTATCTCTAGTATAACGGTGAGGCAAGCGCTTTTGCAAGCGGTTGTCAAGTTCATCCCAATAATCTTTGTTGGCGGGGTCCCAACCCTCGGCAACAAGGCGATTGTCAATAACTTTGGCGATCTGGGTGTCCTCGTCCCCGGCATCCGGGTCGTACCAAGAGTTTCGTTCCATCCAGTCGTTGGCCAAACGCACCAATTTGGGGTTGGCCGGGGCTGATTCTGTTGAGCCGGCTCTGGCAACCTGCTCCTTGTAGTTGTTCATCGCCTCCAGCTTTCGACGGGTGTCGTACCAGAGCTCCTGAGCCTTGGTAAACGCATCCCCATCGGAGTTGTCCGTGGCCTCCTTCATCTTCCCTTGGGCGTATCGCAGGCGGTACTGCTCGTCCTCTATGGCCTTGTCGTAGCGGGCCATATCCGCGCCGTGGGTCTTGCGCTCTACAACGGACAGACGCTCCATCAGCTCCTGATTCTGGCGTTGCAGCAGACCAAGGCGTTGGTCCTTCTCCTCGTTGGTGCGCTTGATGTAGTCCTTTTTGGCTCGGCGGCGGTTACGGCGGGCCTCACGGACTGCGTCAGAGTCGTCTGGATGGTCAACGTCACCGGCATCATCAGCATTGCTGTCGGACCTGTTGTCAATTTGATCGGCTAAGTGGTCAGGCAGGTCAACCGTGACTGAGCCGTCTTTTTCCTCAACGACGTTGAGATCTTCAGTTTTTTCTTCGGTAGTCATAAGAAAGCCCTCACTTTAAGAGGGTCACCCGTGAGCTGGGCGATAACTTCGTGGTCGTTTAGGACCATGAACAGGGAGGCGTCTTCCTGCGAGTCCTCGCCGGGGACCTTGACCTCCCAACGATCTCCGCCCCACTTGGGTACGCGGATGTAATCACCCACTGAGCACCAAGATCCCTCTGGCCAAGATGCCATCGTGTCACGATGTTTGAATGCCAGCGGTCCTATTGCGATGACTTTTGCCACCATGTTTTGCCATTTTTCGGTTTCCTTGGTTTCTTCGACCAAAATAATTCCGGATGCAGTTGTTGCCTTTTTTGAACGACGGAGTTGTACCAAAATACGTCCGCCAAGAGGTTTTGCACCGGGATCTACGCTCGGAAATGCCCAAGCCATCTCAGCTTCGTTAGAAGCTACCGGGTTACTCATTTTCATCTTCTTTCATCAAATTATTTAGAATTTCGAGGGCCTCTTGCAGGCCCGCGTTGTGGCCGACCAGTCGGGTGTAAGACTCCCAGTTTGTCGCATTACCAGCAACGAGGGACGAGGCTATTTCAGCCTGACGAGCCTTAATTCCGCCGATCAAGTCGGATAGGGTTCTCATTTTTTCTTAGCTTGTGACAGGCCTCCTGACTGTTTGGTTGGGGTAGACCCCTTCATGCTCTGGCCATCAAGCTTTTCGCCCATAGCCATGCGTTTGTGCTGGGGGACCTGCACGCTCTTTTGTTCCTGATCACTGGTTGCCATAGTTAACTCCTTGGGTTGGTTCAGCCTTGACTTGCTCAAAATTGAGCTTCGCCGCATCGCGTGTTAAGCGGGCTGTTTCGATGCGTTCTTTCATGTCTCGGTCGCCAATAGCAATGGCCAGCTTGAGTTGCAGGTCCTCCATGGCTTCCTTTTGGTCTTGCTGCAGCTTGGCCATGTCGATTTCAATCTTGGCCGCCAGAGCCTTGTCCTTGAGGCCCATCTCTGCCTCGTCGCGCTTGGCCCGGCGCTGGGTCTCGGCCATGCTGGTGTCGAGCAGCACCTTGGTGTCCGGTGTCATCTGTGGCTGAGGTTTGAACTTTTGCAGGTTCTGCACCAACTGCTGGATGATTGGCATGATGCCCTTGAGCGTCTCGTCAGCGTCCATCTCAACGTGCTGCGAGGCCAAGGCAAACAGCTTGTCCACCGCCTTGGGGTCCTTTTGCAAGTCGTAGTCTTGCAGTTTCTGGCCCATGGCCTTCTGGACGTAGCCCGTCATGCGGCTCAAATACCAGAGCACGATGTGCTGCTTGATGTGCTCAACCGCCTTGGGCAGGTATGTCGGCGCAATAATAGGGTTGCCGCCGAAGATTGGGCTCTTGGCAAAGTCCAAGTGGGCCTGAATGTGGCCAAGATGGTCCTGCTCGGGGTAGGCGTAGGCACCTTG